TAAACAAGACCCAGACGTTGCTCATGTAGATGAGAACTTCGTAAAAGAATACTACAACGAACTAATGGAGAATATGTAATGGGTTTACTAGTGAATGTTTATAAGAAGTCTGGTAGAGATTGTACAAACGGTGGTGTCTCTTCAAGGGATATTAAAGGTCTTTGTCTAACTAATGTATCTGGCCCGTTTGACCCATGCGATGATTACCCTGCCGCTGAGTTGGTGAAACAAACTTTTGGTTTTGGTTCTTCAGTGAAAGTTATTCCAGAAGAAGCAAAAGGTAAGCAGACAATGATGGGTGGTAACTATGCCGCAACATCTGACTCAAGGTTCAGTGAAATGATTGAGTTCTTTCTTGGACACAAGTTCTACGGTGCTGTTCCAATCCACGATAGAGTTGAATAGAAATTTGCATCCGTAGCTCAGCAGGATTAGAGCAACGGTCTTCTAAACCGTAGGTCACAGGTTCGAGTCCTGTCGGATGCGCCAATAAAAGGGGGAACAATTCGTTCCCCCTTTCTGTATAAATAATCTAATAAAGGATTGTTTTAATATGCAGAATTTTTTAGGCAGAGATGGTTTCATCTGGTTCACTGGTGTCGTTGAAGATAGAGATGACCCAGACAAACTTGGTCGTGTTCGTGTTCGTTGTGTTGGATATCACACAGACGATGTAGAAAAAATCCCAACATCAGATTTACCTTGGTCGTGGGTTATGATGCCTACTACAACTAGTTCAATGGGTGGACTAGGTGAAGGTATGCCTTTCATTGTTGAGGGTAGTTGGGTTGTTGGTTTCTTTCGTGACCCAGACCAATTGCAAGAACCAATTGTTATCGGAACATTGCCTGGCGTTCCATCTGAATCACAAACCGTTGACAAGGGATTTAATGACCCTCGCAATGAGGGTGCAACCCAGAGTGAAGAATTATATACATACAAACCAGACTATGGGCCATATCCATTAAGAACTGAAGACAGTGATGTATCCAGACTTGCAAAGAATGACCCAAATAATATTCATCCAGAGATTGAAGAACGTGATGGTGCGGTAACTGAAGAAGTACCTACCGCAAACGAGAAAAAGATTCTAGGTGATGCAGATTTCACTGTGGATATTGCATCAACATGGACAGACAAACTAGCAACAAATACTGACCTTACCGCTGTTACATGGAAAGAACCAAAGACCACGGATGATTCTATTCGTGGTGCAGACGCAGAAGGTCGCAACCCAGAAACAAAAGAAGATAGAGTTGCTCCTTACAAGAGAAGAAACACCGAATATCCATACAATCGTTCCTTTGAAACAGAGAGTGGACACATCGTTGAGTACGATGACACACCTTATGCGGAAAGAATATATCAGAAACATAAAAGTGGCACATTCACAGAGATTGATGCAGACGGAAACAAAGTCACCAGAGTAGTTGGACAGAACTATGAGATAGTTGCTGGTAGTAACTTCTGTAATATTAAAGGTGATGTCAATCTTACAATCGACTCAAACTGCAAAACTTATATCAAAGGTGATTGGGATATTCAAGTTGACGGAAACAAGAATGAAGTTGTCAAGGGTAACGTAACAGAATCATTTGGAACTAATGTTGTTCTGAATACACACTCGACAACTCTAACAGGATTTAGAACCAAAACAATTCTTGGTCTTGAAAACGAAAACGTGGTTGGTGCTGTTGCACATATCTACGGTGGAATCAAAACAGAAACAGTTGCCGGAAATGTTATCGAAACATATAGTGGTAATCAAACCACAGCGGTTTCTGGTAACGTGGATATTGATGCCTCAAGAATTGATTTGAACTAGGAGATACTATGCCCGCAGTAACAAGAGTAGGATTGGATAGTCATGTAGGTCATGCAAGTCCTACACCAAATCCATTTCACAAAACAGCATATGCGTCTGGTTCTGGTGATGTGTTTACGAATGGTGCATCGACAACTAGAATTGGTGATGTAACTTCGTGTGGTGACCCAGCAACAGGTGGTAGTGGAACTGTTTTTGTAAACGGTATTGGTGTTCATAGACAGGGTGATGGAACTGGTGGACATGGTTCTTGGGTGCCAAATGCATCTGCATCTGGTTCACCAAATGTTTTTGCTGGTGGATAAAACAGACTAAATAATACAAAGAGAGATAACGATGGCAGTACAATCCGCATACAGAGATGCACAATCGACTAACGAATCAAGTCGTAGTGTAAAGGTATACAAAGATTTAAATCTTAATTTTACAAAACATCCAGTAAAAGGAACACTGACTCCTTTGACTGATGTTGCTGCTGTAAAAAGAAGTGTACGCAATCTTGTAATGTACAACCATTATGAAAAACCTTTTCATCCAGAAATTGGTTCTGGTATTAGAGCAATGTTGTTTGAGAATATGACTCCGTTTATTTCTAATTCGTTGCGTAGAATGATAGAAGACACAATAACAAATTTTGAACCAAGGGTCAGGCTTGCCGAGGTTGCAGTTAACCCAAACTTTGATGACAATCAGTATGAGGTAACAGTAGAGTTTTATATAGAAAATTCTCCCTCAGAACTTGTTGATATGTCATTCAACTTAGAGAGAATACGATAATGGCAACCACAGATAAAAGATTAAATGTAACTGACTTGGACTTTGATGATATCAAATCAAATTTAAAAACATTCATGCGTAACCAAGATGAGTTTACGGATTATGATTTTGAAGGTTCTGGTATCAATGCATTGTTAGATGTACTTGCGTATAACACACACTACCTTGCAATGAATGTTAACATGGCTGCAAATGAAATGTTTTTGGATACCGCATCTGTTCGTGCGTCAGTTGTTTCTCATGCAAAGACTTTAGGTTACACACCAAACTCAGTTCGTGCTCCATCTGCGACAGTCGATGTAAAACTAAACAATTTCCCATCAACAACGACAACTGCTCTTATTCCAAGAAACACAGTATTCACTGCAAGTGTTGATGACGTATCATATCAATTCCGCACATTGTCAGATTATCAAACCACGGTTGTAAACGGCATCCTATCCTTTTCCAATGTTCCCATTCATGAAGGTACTATGGTTAAGAACAGATATGTTGTTGATACAAAAAATGTCGAACAGAAATTTAAGTTGACAAATCAAAACGCAGATACCACTTCTTTAAAGGTAGAGGTTTACTCTGACGCATCTGTTTCATCTTTTACAACGTATACACTTGCAACCGATATTACTAAAGCAGGGTCTACCGCAAATGTTTATTTCTTACAGGAGTGTGACGATGGGCAATTTGAAATTTACTTTGGTGATGGTATTGTTGGTCGTGCATTGTCTGATAACAATGTGGTGGTTATGGAGTATCTTGTAACTAATAAGACCGCAGCAAATGGTGCAAAGAATTTTTCAACAACCTCTGCAATCTCTGGTGTTACTGATGTTTCCACAACAACAGTGTCCGTTGCATCTGGTGGTGCAGAGAGAGAATCCATTCAGTCTATCAAGTTGAATGCTCCTCTTGATTATGCGGCACAAGGTCGTGCGGTTACCCCAGAAGATTACAAGACAATCATTCCAAAGGTTTACGCAAATACAAAGTCGGTACAGGTATGGGGTGGAGAAGATAACTCAACTCCTGTCTTTGGTCGTTCATACATTTCAATCGTTCCAACTTCTGGTTCTATTACTGCTTCTGCAAAGGAACAAATTGTAAAAGACTTGAAGAACGAATACACGATTGCTTCTGTTACACCTGTTATCGTTGACCCAATTACAACTTCAGTAAGACTTGGGGTTACATTCAAATACAATAAAAAGAATACAACAAAGACAGCAGAAACATTGGTGAGTAATGTTACCACAACATTGCAAAACTATGATACAAACAACTTACAAAAGTTTGATGGTGTATTTCGACATTCGCAACTTACAGGTTTAATTGATGATACGGATGAATCTATTCTATCAAACATTACGACTGTTAAACTTGGACAACTATTTACGCCCGCTCTAAATGTAAATACAAAATATGAATTAGAATTTAATAACGCAATATACAATCCGCACAGTGGTCATGCATCAGCTGAGGGTGGAGTTCTTTCATCTACTGGATTTACAATTTCTGGTGATGCAAATGAGATGTTCCTTAACGATGACGGTAACGGTGTAATCAGAATGTTCTACTACACAGATGGAACAACCATTACATATAAAGATGAAACTGCTGGTACGATTGATTACAATACTGGTAAGATTATATTGACTGCGTTGAATATTACTTCGATTTCAAATGTTGATGGGGCATCTTCTTCTAAGATTAGAATTGTTGTAACACCAAATTCAACAGATGTTGTTGCGGTAAGAAATCAAATCTTACAGATTGATTTTGCTAACACAACAATTACTTCAAGTGAGGATACAATTGCTGGTGGTGGTGCATCTGCTGGTGTTGGTTATACAACCACAACATCATATGAATCTACATCCGCTTCAACTTCTAGTGGGTATTAATAATGTCCTATGATGACAACACGCTGACAAATAAGTTATCACCTTTAATCAGAACCCAACTGCCTGAGTTTATTCAGTCAGACCATCCTGTATTCTCTCAGTTCATTAGAACATACTATCAGTTTCTTGAAAGTGCCGAGGTTACTTTCAGTGAGGTCAATAACTATCTTGTTCAAGAAACAACTTCAACCAACTTCGTCTTGGATGAGAATGGTGACAATGTTGTTCTTGAAGATTCAGATGCTAAGTTTGTTGTCGGAGAAACAATCACTGGATTAACATCTGGTGCAACCGCAACAGTTCTGGTTGATGATGTTGATGACAACAAGCGTTTGTTCATCTCATCTCAAAACCAATTCATCTTAGGTGAGACTGTCAATGGTTCTGTTTCTAATTCATCTGGAACAATTCAAACCTACAAAGCAAACCCTGTACAAAATATTCAACAACTACTTGAGTACGCAAATGTAGATTCAACTATCTTCAAGTTTCTTGATAATTTTAGAGATGCATTCTTGGATGGTATGGTTGACAATCTTGCTGAAGGTGTTGACAAAAGAAAACTTACAAAGAATATTCGTGACCTTTACATTTCAAAGGGTACACGAAAAGGTCATGAGTTATTCTTCAGACTTCTATTCAATGATGATGCAACAATCTCTTATCCAAATGAACAGATGCTTCGTGCGTCTGATGGTACTTGGACAACCAGACGTATTATGCGTGTACAGGAAACTGCTGGTAACGCAGAAGAATTAATTGGTCAAACAATTACTGGTGTAACTTCTGGTGCAACTGCAATCCCTGTATCAACAATTGGTATTCGTGAAGCGTTTACTGACATTGTTGAGATTGAGATTGATACGGATACCCAGACAGGAACATTCGTTGCTGGAGAAACCATTCAAGGCATTTCAAGTGCATCTGACCAAGACGTTTCTCTTACAATACTTTCTGTTATTTCAGACGCAAATGTTTCCGCAACTGATGAAGGACAATACTACACTGCTGGTCAAGCGGTCAACATTGCATCTGCTGGTTCTCAAACTGCATCTGCAATAATCAACACGGTTGGTTCTGGTACGGTTACCAGTATTGAGATTGATGATGCTGGTTCAAACTATACAGTTGGTGATGCAATTAACTTTAATAATTCTGGAACAGACGGTGTTGGTATTTCTGCTGAAGTCAAGGTTGTTGGTGGTGCAGTAGCACCAGAGACAGGTGACGTTGCTGCATATGGAATGGCATTGACTGACCACATTGTTCTTGAAGATGCAACACAGATTGAACAGAATGATTCATATCACGGTACAAAGATAGTTCTTGAAGACCAAACCTTTGTTGACTTAGGTGTTAGTGCAGAAAAAGGTTCTATTACAGATATTCGATTAATCAATGGTGGATTTGGTTATACAAAACTTCCAACCGTTTCAAGTATCAGCACAACGTCTGGTAGCGGTGGTAAAGTTCTACCTGTTTCTACTGGTGGTATTGGTTCTATCAAAGATGTTGAGATAACAAACTTTGGTTTCAACTATTCGTCAGCACCAACCTTCACTGCATTTAGACACGCTGTTATTAAAGATATTACAGGAACATTTTCTGTCGGTGATGCATTAACATCTCACTCTGGTACGGTTACTGCATTTGATAGTGCAAGACAATTACTTTCTATTAACACTACTGCAAATTTAGTAAATGGAAATTCAGTTGCAACCTCTGGTGCGAGTGCAACCATCGTTCAGATTGATACTCCAACTATTACACCTACGGTGGGAACTATTGCAACAACCAGTGGTGAGTTTTTAACAGAACGTGGTAAGGTGTCTTCGGACATTATGAGAATTCAAGACTCCAACTATTACCAAGATTATTCCTATGTGGTAAGAGTTGGTGAATCAATTAACACTTGGAGAAACGCAATCAAAAGAACAGTCCATCCTGCTGGTTGGGCAGTCTTTGGTGAGGTTGCTATTGTATCGTCTGTAACTGCTGGTGTCAATGCGTTTACTGCTGGTGACCTCAGTGTACCAGAAGGAACATTCACACCAGAACTTGCATCACTTCTTACTACTGCATTTACTTCTATCTTTGGTAGAAGACTTGGTACGGTTGACGATGGAACAACACTTCGTGCAACACCACAAGTTGCGAGTGATTCAATTTTATCAAATGGTGAACGTGACCTTACTCTTTCAAGGATTAATACAATCAGTGTTGGTGTGGTTCGTGCAAACGCAAACTTGGGTAGTGGGTCTACGTTGGACAACCTTGCAAAGTATGCTTTCGCAGTCGAACCCATTGGGTCTGATTCAGAACTTCCACACTATCCAGGCTTAAGAAGAAGTTTCAGAACAGGTGATAACGAAAGAGCATATTATAATATTGAACAGTTTGCAAACTTTAGAATTAATGAAGTTTCGGTGAGAAACGCAACAGGACAAGGTGGGTTCTCGCAAACTGGAACTAAGTTCGATAGTAATACATTTACATTTGACGATGGAGAAACCTTTACTATACCACCAGCCGCATTTACTACACAGATAAGTGTACCACCTCCAGGCGAGATACAAATCTCTCGTTCTGGAAGAACAAATGCGTTTGACAATAACTTTATTACATTTGATACATCCTTCCAGACATTTGATGAGACAGGGGTTACTACATTAATGAGTGACACCAGTATCAAGTTCGATAGTTCATCTATCAAGTTTGACGGTTCTGGTGGTGATGCAGTTCCAAGAGATGTTGGTGGAAACTATAATATAGACTTTGCTGATACAAACATCTCGTTTGACAGCGGTATAAATAAGTTTGATAACTCATTTAATATACCAGTGTTTGAAAGATTTGACTCATCGCATTTCAGTCTTGATAATACGAACAAAACTTTTGATATAGGTGCGTAACCTACATAAATAAATGAAAGAATCTAATTAGGAGATAACTAAAATGGCATATCAAGCACTTGGTCTTGGTTCTTCCGCTAATGACGGTACTGGTGATGACCTCAGAACTGGTGGAGACAAGATTAATGACAACTTTGTAGAAATCTACACCAAACTAGGTAACGGTTCTACTCTTACATCTGACACAGTTGCACTGTTAACTGGAACTCAGACGTTAACAAATAAAACCTTAACTTCACCTGTTGTATCTGGATTATCACTTTCAGATTCATCAATCGTAATTGAAGGGTCATCTGCTGATGCAAATGAAACTACTCTTACAGTTACAAACCCAACAGCAGATAGAACGATTACTTTGCCCGATGCAACTGGTACTGTATCTCTTATTGGTGCTGCCGAAACTTTGGTGGGTAAAACTTTAACTGCACCTAAGTTTGCAGACGCTGGTTTCATTGCAGACTCACAGGGGAATGAACAAGTCATCTTCCAAGAAACTGCAAGTGCAGTAAACGAGATTGAAATTACTAACGCTGCTACTGGTGGTGCAGCTTCTGCTGGTGCATCAACTGCTCCGATTATCGGTGCATCTGGTGAAACCAATGTTGACCTTGCATTACTTCCAAAAGGTACTGGTCATGTTGCAATTCGTTCATCTGGTGGTGCAAACAACCAAGGTGCGATTAGACTGAACTGTGAAAATAATACTCACGGTCAAACTCTAATGTCACAACCTCACGGTTCTAGTGATAGTGGTTTCTTCCAGTTACCAAAAGATGGTGGTTCTGCAAGAGCAACTCCAAACACATTGTTGAGTGGAGACAAAACTGTTGCAACTGTTCAAGCACTTTCTGGTGCTGGTGCAATATCACTTAATACATTACATACAGCATTAACAACAACTGGTGCTCAAGCACAAACACTTGCGAATGGTGTGAACGGTCAGATTAAAACAATCTCAATGGTTGCAGATGGTGGAGATGGAACTCTAACCCCAGCAACTTTTGCAAACGGTACAACTATTACATTCAATGATGTAGGTGATAGTGTAATGTTAATTTACAATACAACTGGTGGATGGGCTTTGATTTCAAATACTGGATGTACGATTGCTTAATAAGGGATAGGGAGTAGTCAATGGCTATTGACAAAATAGGTACAAACGGATTAGTTGCATCAGCAATTGTTCCACCAGATGGTTCAATTACATCTGCAAAGATTGCTGATGGAACAGTTGTTGTTGCTGATATTGCTGACGGTTCAATCACAACTGCAAAACTTGCTGCTGATGCAGTAACATCTGCAAAACTTGCTGACAACGCTGTCACTGGTGCAAAGATTGGTACTGGTGAAGTTAAATCGGATAATATTGAAAATTCAACTTCATTACATTTAGCGTGTACTTATACTAATGCTGATGCAACCGTTACAACAGCATCTACATCAAGTCTTGTGGTGGGTATGGAAATGTATCATTCACATGGTAGTGCTACTTTAAATCCAGACCACTTGGGTGGTAGAATTCCTGCTGGTGCAAAGGTTTTATCAATCACAAATTCAACCACATTTGAAATGAGTGCAAATGCCCTTGCAGCTGGTACGGATATAACAACTCATTTTACATCTGGAGTCACCAAAAGTAAAATTGCAAACTCTTCTGTTAGTTTAGTTAAGCGTGCTGACCATGACCAAGAACTTGCTCCAAGATGGACTAGACCCCACTACGCTAATAGTCTAAATTATGGTTATACACTCATTGATGAATATGGTACAAGAATTAATATGCAAAACGGTAATAACGGCCCGGCTGGAGTTGCAAAAATTCAAGGTTCAACTGGACATGGTGATTTTACCATTATCGTTGAACCTAGTTATTTGTGGGGATGGGCTGGTATATACATTGCTGACTCTGCTGGATTTAGTGATTTAGATGACCCAGAGTGGATGTATGGTGTTGGACAAAATGCTGGTTATCATGCATATGAGTTTCAAAACAATAATTCAAACAATCAAGGAAACGTAAAACACTGGAATGGTTCTTCTAATACAAGTGCCCAATCTAATTCTGGTACTAATGGCCAAGATTGGAGACTTTGGAGAGTTAATGGTGTGTTGAAAGCAAAAGCTGGTGGAAACTCTATTGTCACATTACAAGCATCTGGTGATAGGAGAGACTATGTTATATGGAATCAAGCACAATCGCCAAATTATTGTAGAGTTAAACAAGCGTTTAGAAACGCATCTGGTGGTGCATAAGGAGTAATATAATATGTCATATAAAGATAAAAACTCAGCGGTTATCGCAAGAGCTGCTGATTTATGTGGGTGGAAGAAATCAGTTTCAATCAATCAAGATGGAACATTAAATTGGCATGGTGAATCTGGTCATCCAACTGACTCTGAAATAGATGCAAAAATGAGTGCGGCTCAAAGTGCATTTGATACTCAAGCATCTGAAAGAGAAGATGAGAATGGTGCATTGGGTGCTACAGATGAGTAATAAATAACTTTATAGGAAAAAACAATGGCAGCAATTATCACAGAAAAGTTCAGACAGTCAAGTGCAAAGTCTTTTAAGGACTCATTTGGCACTGACAAATATTATATGTTCGTAGGTAAATCACAACCTTGGACATCAGAGGGCGCAGCTTCAGATAGTCTTCCCCCTGCTCCTGTAGATAGTGTTGCACCAGAATCATATTATTGGGATGATATGCTTGCTGCAAAGTTAATTGGTTCTATCAATACAACTTTTGCAATTCCTCGTAGGAATTATTCAACATCATCTGCCTTTGATATGTATCGTCATGATGTATCTGGTGGAACAACAACAGGAAACTACCCATCAAAAACAACCTCATCAAGTGGTGCGTCTTCAGTTTATGACTCTACGTTCTACTTTTTGACTTCAGCAAATCGTGTGTACAAAGTATTGTATAATGGTGACCAACTTCAAACTGGTGCATCAAACATTTCTGGTTCAGAACCAACTTCAGAACAGACTGGGCCATTCTGGCATGATGCAAATTACTATCTGAAGTATATGTATAAACTTACAACTTCAGAAGTTCAAAACTTCTTAACCACAGACTTTATGCCTGTGACGATTACTGCAAACTCTGCTGCTAACCGTCCAGTAAGTGTTGTTATGGTAACAAGTGGTGGTTCATCATATCCAAACGGTACGTTCTATACTAAGGTTCGTGGTGATGGTACTACAACTGCAATCATTAAACTGGTTGTCTCTGGTGGTACAATCCAAGAGTTTGGTGACGGTGCAACGAAAACAAGTATGCAGAATGCTGGTGTAGGATATTCCTTCGCAGTCGTTGACCTTGCTGGTACTAACATCTATTCAGATAATACTGCATCGACACTAATCACTGGTTCAACTTTGACAACATGGAATGGTGCAACCGCTGGTGCAATCACTCCTATCATTGAACCAACTGGTGGTCATGGTACGGATGATGTTAAAGAACTTGGTGGACACTATGTTATGGTTCAAGGAAAGTTTGAACCTTCAGATTCAGATGCAACTCAATTAAACGATTTTAGAAGAGTTGGTATTCTAAAGAATCCAAATGCTGGTGGTTCTGCGGCAAGTATTGCAACTGCAAGAACAACCAATGCATTAAAACTTGCTGGTACAATTGGAACAGTTTATCAAGCAGATGAACTCATTACACAGGCAACAACTGGTGCCCAAGGTCGTGTAATTGAATTCGATGCAACTAATAAAATTCTGTACTATGCTCAAGAAAAGTATGCATCTTATGGACTTGATACTAATAAAAATCTAACTCCATTCTCTACCAATGCAGCAGTTGTTGGTGGGTCATCAAGTGCAAGTTATGCTGTTGACACTGGACACTCTGCAACTACTAATGGTGTAGTATTCGTAAGTGGATATGCATCGCCAGAACTTGACAGAGACAGTGGTGAAGTAATTTATGTAGAAAACAGAAGAGCAATTTCAAGAGCATCAGACCAAACAGAAGATATCAAAGTAGTAGTGGAATATTAAGATATGCAAAAAACCGATTTGAATGTGTCACCGTATTACGATGACTTTGACACCACAGACAACTTCCATCGTGTTCTCTTTCGTCCAGGCTTTGCTGTACAAGCAAGAGAGTTAACTCAACTTCAGTCCATACTGCAAAATCAAATTGAAAAGTTTGGTACGCATATGTTCAAAGAAGGTGCGATGGTAATTCCAGGCCAGTCTGGTTTTACTAACGAATACTATGCAGTAAAACTTCAGTCAACATTCAATTCAAATGCCGTATCTGGTTATGCCGCAGACTATGTGGGTAAAACTATTACTGGTGCATCATCTGGTGTAAAGGCAACAGTTGTAGGTTATGAACTTGCAACAACCACTGACCCTCTTACTCTTTACGTTAAGTATACTGCAACTGGTTCAGATAACACATCAACAGTATTTTCTAATAACGAAAACATTCAAGCAAACGGTGTCGTTGGTGGTATCGTTGCAAACTCATCTTCTGCAACATTGCAGGCATCCTCTGCAACTGCAACTGGTTCTGCTGCAAACGTAGAAGAAGGTGTGTACTTTGTTCGTGGTCAATTTGTTCGTGTATCAGCACAAAGAATTGTTCTCGACAAATATACTAACACCCCATCATATCGAATTGGTCTTTCAATTTCAGAAACCCTTCAAACCCCAGAAGTAGATTCATCTCTTTTGGATAACGCTGCTGGGTCTTCAAACGTAAACGCAAAAGGTGCTCACCGTTTAAAGGTAGCACTTACTCTTGCAAAACTTCCAATCGGTTCTGCTGAAGATGAAGACTTTATTGAAATCCTTCGTGTTAAGAATGGTGTCGTTGAAGAGAAAACAAGAAACACAGAATATTCTGTTCTAGGTGAAACTCTTGCAAGAAGAACATTTGACGAATCTGGTGATTACTCTGTACGTCCATTTGGTGTGGATGTTCGTGAGTCACTTGATGATGGTTTGAATGAAGGTGTGTATGCTGCTGGTACAAATACTGACCAAGGTGCAACCACCAATGAAGGTCTGATGGCAGTTCAGATTTCGCCCGGCAAAGCATATGTTCGTGGATATGAAATTGAAACTTCTGCACCTACATTCCTTGACCTTGCCAAACCAAGAACTACTGAAGAATTCAAAGGTGCAATCACTCCTGCCGAGGTAGGAAACTTTACAAAGGTAACTAAAGTATACGGTACGCCTGACTTATCACCATTTGTTTCTGGTGAGATTACTGACCCATACAAAAAGATTTCATTAAGGGATACTGCAACTGCAACAAGAGGACAAGCTGCTGGTAGTGAAATTGGTGTCGCAAGAGCAAGAGCATTTGAACATCGCTCTGGAAGTGATGGTACAGGTGTTCCATTAATTTCTGCAAGTGGTGTCACTACATCGCAATTTAATTTATATCTCTTTGATATTCGTATGATTACCAAACTTACATTGTCTGGTACTCCATCTGCTGGTGCTACAGTGGGTGCAAAGATTACAGGACAAACATCTGGTGCAACTGGTTTCATTCACTTTGCAAACACAAACACCATTGACGTAATCAATGTTGTTGGTTCTTTTAACACAGGTGAAAAAGTTTCCACAACATCTTCTGCTGAAACTGATGAGATTCTTGAGAATAGTTCAAACGCAGACTTAACAATCTCTGCTATTGTTAATAATACTTTTGATAAAGTTAAACAGGTATTCATGGATGACCCAGATAGTGGTCAAGACTTTTCTGCTGATACAGTTCTTGATACATCATTCTCACTAAGTGGTACAGTTTCAACTGCTGGTTCTGGTACAGTTGTATCTGGTTTCGGAACTAGATTTGTCTCTGAACTTCGTGTCGGTGATGTCATTAACATTGCTGGTGTGGGTGATAGAATTGTCGCATCTATTACTGATGACGATACTCTTGGTGTTAGTGTTGCGCCTGGCGTTGCAACAACAACTGTGCCTGCAACTAGAAAACGTGTAAACCTTCAAGACCAAAATAAAAACCTTTTAATTAGAAAACTAAGAAAAAATCATATCAAGACACTGAAGACTGATAGTAATGGTAATGCATCTGTTACTGCGATTACAGTTCGTAGACAGTTTGTCGTTAACTCAACTAACAGTGGCCAGTTGATTGTTACCGCTGATACTAATGAAACATTCTCTGCAAATTCTAATACAGACTTTGTAGTATCGGTTCTTTCAAACAGTGGTTCTGGTGCTGCAGCTGGTGACCTCATTAATATGAATTCATCAAACACAACATTCAATGCATCTGGTAATACACTTACAATTACAAACACAAATGCATTTCCTGCTGCAAATATTAAGTGTAAAGTCACAACTACAGTAACAAGAACTGCATCAAATCAAATTCCAAAAACTGCACAACTTGCTTCTGTTTGTGTTGTTGATAATGACGGTGTTGCTGGTGCTGCTGCATACGGCACATCTGCACATCACAAAGATATATCACTTGGTGTCGCAGACGGATATAAACTTTGGGCAGTGTTTGACTCAGAAGATGCAACTGCTGATGCAGCTATTCCACAGTTTACATATACTGGATTGTCTGGTGTATTTACCAAAGGTGAAGTGATTGTTGGTGCAACAACTGGTGCAAGAGCAATTGTAATTCCTGGCTCCAGTGTGTTAACTTATGTTACACAAAATAATAGAGAATTTCAATCTGGTGAAAAGGTCACCGGCCAAACATCAAGTGCATTTGCAACCATTGATGTAATGACAGATGGTTCTAAAAATATCACAGAAAGATATGTCCTTGATACTGGACAGAGAGATAACTTTTACGATATCGCAAGAATTGTGAGGAAGGGTAATGCTGTCGCACCTACAGGTAGACTGACAGTTGTTTATAATTACTTTGAACATGGTGCTGGTGACTTCTTTACTGTTGACTCTTACAGTGGAGTGGACTACAAAGAAATCCCAACATATACTGCTACAAGAGTTGACCCAGAGGTTCGTGAACCTTCTGGTGAATTTGACCTAAGAAACTCAATCGACTTCAGACCAAGAGTTGCTGATGCAACCATGACCTCTGCAACAAGTGGTCAAGGTATCGCAACCAAGAAGGTCACATCTATGTCCTTCAACTTTGGTTCACGTTCCTTTACAGGAACAGGTGGTCATACTGTTCTGATACCAAAAGACAACTCCAACATTGCATATGACTTTGAATTTTATCTTGGTCGTATTGATGTTCTTTTCTTAACACAAAAGGGTGAGTTTAAAATTTCATCTGGTACTCCAGCAGAAGCACCAGAACTTCCAAAGACAATTGAAAACGCAATGAAGATTGCAGAGTTTACATTCCCTGCTTATATGTTAGACATTGATGATGCAAGAATGTCCAAAGAAGATAATCGCAGATATACGATGCGTGACATTGGTAAACTTGAACAACGTATTGAAAATGTCGAATACTATACTGCATTGAATCTATTAGAACAAGAAGCACAATCTCTTGAGATACTTGACGCAAACGGACTGAATAGATTTAAGTCTGGTTTCCTTGTAGATAATTTTAAGGGTCACTCTACTGGTGATGTTCAACATCCAGACTATAGAGTTTCTATGGATATGGAAGAAGGTGAACTTCGTCCTATGCATAAGATGAAAGGTATTTCTCTTTCAGAAGAAAACACTACTGATGCACAAAGAACAAATGACAACTATCAGAAAACAGGAGATATGATTACTCTTCCATACTCTCATGTAGTTGTTGCTTCAAACGGATACGCAAGTAGAGTTGAAAATCTAAACCCTGTTCTGAATTTTACTTGGACAGGTATTTGTAAACTGTCACCATCTGGTGATGAATGGTTTGAAACTGAAAGAACGCCCGCATTAATTATTAATCGTGAGGGTAACTTTAATACTGTTCTCGCACAAAATAGAAATTCAATTGGTACGGTTTGGAACGCATGGCAAACTCAGTGGTCTGGTACATCAAGTTCATCCAGAACATTCCGTGACCATTCTTTCACATCTGCTGCATCACGTTCTGTGCCTGGTCGTGCGGTTATTACAAGAACAACTACAACGACTACTACTAGACAATCTAGAAGTGGTATCAATACAAGAGTTGTTCCTCGTATCGACAGAGAGTCACAAGGTGATAGAGTAGTATCAAGAGCTCTTATTCCTTTCATTCGTGCAAGGAATGTTTCATTCTCAGTAACAGGTATGAAACCTCTTATGAGAGTTTATCCTTTCTTTGATAAACAAAACATAACTCAATTTGTAACACCAACTGGTGGTTCACTTGGTGGCAATCTTGTAACAAGTGCTGCTGGTGCAATCTCTGGTGTGTTTGCAATTCCCAATCCAAACACAAGAGGTAATGTTAGATTTAGAACTGGTGAAAGGGTGTTCAGACTTACAACATCTTCAACCAACTCAACTGACCCAGAACCAGAATCATTTGCACAGGCAACTTATTCTGCAACTGGTATCTTGACCACATTGCAAGAAACAATTATCGCAACTAGAAATGCAGATGTTGTCAGAACATCTGTTAACGATACTCGTACAACTACTGATACATCTACTAGAGATGCGGTCACTGGATGGTGGGATCCCTTAGCACAATCAGTTATGCCTCAAGCAGAAGGTGGTGAATATCTTACTAAGGTAGACGTATTCTTCTCACAGAAGGATGAAAATATTCCTGTTACCTGTCAGATTAGAACTATGAATACTGGTTATCCAACCACAAAGGTTCTTCCTTTTGCATCTAAAACACTTGAACCTTCACAGGTTAGTGTATCTTCGGATGCAACAGTTCCTACGACATTTGTATTCGACTCTCCTGTATATGTACAGAATGGTGTCGAGGTTGCAATTGTTCTACAGACAGATTCAGAAAAATACCTTGCTTGGATTTCAAGAATGGGTGAAAAGGATGTTGGTGGTAATCGTATGATTTCAGAACAACCATATCTTGGTGTTCTCTTTAAATCACAGAATAACTCAACGTGGACTGCATATGACTTTGAAGACTTGAAGTTTACATTATATCGTGCGTCTTTCAGTACAAACGTAAACGGTAAGGTTACACTAGTCAACGATGCATTAGATACTGCTTCACTTGAGAAAGACCCATTACAATTCTTTGCATCTTCTACAAATGTTAAAGTTACTCATCGTGACCATCATATGTACGACACGGATAGTAACGTAATTATCTCTGGTGCAAAGTCTGGTATTTCAACAACACTTAATGGTGCAATTACAAATAGTGCAACAACACTTACCTTAACAAGTGTGTCACTATTCCCATCAAGTGCAACCTCTGGAAGTATTCACTTAAAGATTGATGACGAGATTATGACAGGTACAATTTCTGGTACAGGGTTGTCATCTCTTACTAGGGGTGCAGATGGTACAACTGCTACAACACATAGTAACGGTGCAACAGTTGAACTGTATCAAATTAACAATGTACCGTTGACTGAAATCAATAAGACGCACACTACAATTACAAATGTCGGTATTGACAGTTATGTTATTGCAACAACCACACAATCTGATACTGCAAGTACAAGTGGTGGAATTTCTGTGACTGCAACTGAAAATGCAATGATGGATGGTATACAAACACTTATTCCAACAATTGAACACCCAGACACTACGGTTACTGCTGAAATTCGTGCAACAACTGGTACATCACCAAGTGGTTCACAATCGTCTTATAGTACTGCAGCACTTACTGCTCAGAATGCAGAAAAGATTACGATTGGTGAGAATTACTTCTTTAGTAATCCAAAAATGGTTGCATCACAAATTAACGAGACAAATGAACTTGCTGGTAGTAAGTCACTGTTCTTGGATTTTAATATGTCAACTACAAAAGAAAACTTGTCTCCTGTAATTGATTTAGACAGAAGGTCTATCGTTGCATTCACAAACAGATTAAATAATATCGACAGTTCATCTGACGTATTCCCAACATCAGATTATATTGCTCCAACAGAACCAGATGGAGATAGTAACGAAACAATTTATTGTACAAAGAGAGTTACACTACAGAACCCTGCTACTTCGATAAAAGTTCTTCATAGTGCAGTTCGTTTCTCTGGTGCAGAAATTCAACTGATGTATAAGATACTTCGTTCAGACGATGCATCTGACTTTGATGAAATTGGTTGGAGATACTTTAACTCAACTGGTGGCCCAGATACTACAGTCAACGAATCTACAACTGCTGATGACTTCATTGAATACGAGTACACACAGAATGACCTTGAAGAGTTTATCGCATTTGCAATCAAGATTAGAATGCAAGGAGTTAATTCTTCTGAACCACCAAGGATAAAGGACTTGCGAGCAATCGCATTGGCAACGTAATGAGTGACTATCTAAAAGTAGAAGGACATGAACACCTTGTTAGAGACATGGGGTCAACTGCAATTGTTAACACAAATAAGTACGCATATATTGCCGCAGTCGAAAGGTCAAGGAATGCACAAAAACAAAAAGATGAATTAAGGGATGCGACAAGAGAGATAAATAGTTTAAAGTCAGAAATGCATGAGATAAAAAGTCTCTTGTTGCAAATGGTAGAAAAAGATGGCAGATAGAAACGCACCAGCATCCTTCACCTTTGAAGAGTGGAGAGTAGAATTTAACGAACTGTCAACTGATGTCGGCGATATCGCTGGTATAACAGGTGCGTCTGGAATTATCGCATCTGCGACAGATGTTGTAGAAGCAATCACATTATTGAACACAGCAGTCAATAATACTGATTTAGATTTTACTGCTGATAGTGGGTCTGCTGGTTCTGTAAGTGAAAATGAATCTCTTGACTTTCAAGGAACTGCAAATCAAATAACAACCGCTAGTAATGGTAATAATCAAGTTACCTTTGCATTAGCAAATACAGTTAATATCGTGACAGGTATTTCAAGTAGTGGAATGACAGGAACATTAACATTTCCAACAATCGGTGGAGTGATATCTACTGAAGGATTTGGTATTGCTCTTGCTGTTGCATTAGGATAACAGGAAGGTAAAAATGGCAAACAATTTCGTAAACAGTTTTGCAAGTATTGTGACTGCTGGTGAGTTCTATCAGTCGAATGCGTCAGATACTTCAACTGGGCCGCAAACAGTTTATACTGCGAACAACGGTTCAAGTGGAGTCAATTCGATTCTCATCGAACTGGACGCAGCGAACACTGGAACATCTGGTATCACGGTATCTGCATTCATTCAAGATACATCATCTACTCTAGGGTCAATCACAAGCATTGTATCCTCAAGTGATGTTGCAACAGTAACAACTGGTTCTGCACATGGACTGAAGGTTGGAATGTATGTAAACGTAACAGGTTCAACAACTAACTTTGTAAACGGAGTTTATAGGGTTGCGTCCGTTCCAAGTACGACAACATTTACATACGCACAAAACTCTGGTGCCGCAGATGGAACTGCTGCTGGTACAAAAGTAATATACAAGGCATATCATATCGTTAAAGATGCTCCTATTCCTGCCAGTGCTACGTTGAAAGTAGTTGCTGGACAGAAGGTTGTTCTTAATTCAAATGATAAAGTAATTGCATATGCAAGTGCAGGCACTTGTGATATTGTCGCTGGAATTCTACAGGAAGTAACATAAAATGTCTTATATTGGTGTACAAGCAACAAATAGATTAAGTCCATCTTTTGTTAAAGAGGATTTTACTGGAACTGGTTCTGCCACTCAATTCACTCTGACGAATGAGGTGCCTGGTGGTAACGAGGATAATGTTATGGTCGTGTTATCAAACATTGTTCAAGAACCAACTTCTGCATACACCATTATTGATGATAGTAACAATCTTCCTAAAATTCTAAAGTTTGATTCTGCTCCAGGCAACGGTGAAAAGATTTATGTGGTACATCATGGTATCGGAACATATACTAGAAAACCAGCCCCAGGCTCAGTTGGTATCAACGAATTAGAATCAAATATGAAGACCTTTCCTACTGACACGTTCACAGGAAACGGTTCAACTTCTGCATACACTTTAAGTGAGACACCAACTAGTGCATCTAGTGTTATGGTCTTCGTTGATGGTATTCTTCAGAAGTCATCAACAAACTATGGTATCTCTGGTGCAACTTTAACCTTTACTGCAAACGTAGCAAACGGTGCAGAGATTGAAGTGAAACATCTTGGGTTTCGTGGAGTTCAAAGAAGAAGTACAGGATATAGTTTAGACACCTTCTCTGGTAATGGGTCAGCGACTGCATTTACTCTTTCAACCGCAGTAAGTGTTAATGACGCATTTGTATTTTACAATGGAGTATGT